CCCGTGAGGGGTTCCAAAGCGACCAAAGTCACTAAACTGGGTAACCTTATAAGTGCCAAGGTTGTGGATTGACGGTGTCAAGCACGGAGTAATCCGCAAGCAGAGCCCGAAACTCCTAGTGTAGGAAATTCCTACGTTCGCAATGCTCTACATCGCAATCAGGGTTAGGATCCTGGTATAGACCGTTATAGAGGGAGACAGCGAACAATGATGTGAACTCAAATCTCCTGTTTGAGGTTAAACACATCTACACGACGCCCGTTAAGGTGCGTGCAAAGCCAGCCGTTAGGCCGACCCGGCTCTTTGCGCGGGGTCCCCGACGGGGGATCCCACTTAACTTTCAGGAAGGAAATAATGCCAATTCTTGATATCCGTCTGGCGGCCGATTACCATCGGCTTTCGACAAATACAAGTTGGGGTAACGTGAGTACTTACGACGATGTCTATACGCTTGAATCCGCGTTGACATACCGTGTGTGGTCACATCAACCTCGGCCTTATGTATCCACCTTGCCGTACGTTTCCCAAAAGGTTTCGTATGTTCCGGTTGGGTACTATATAGAAGAGGATTCTCCCGCTTACGCCAACAACTCCGTAAGGACAGGTTGGGTAGGCGCGAAACTCGACTACCTTCTTGGTCTTGCTTCTTCGCAGGACGACGATGTTCCTCTGGCTAATGCCATGAATGGTGCCATAGATAGTATCAAAGGTGCTAGCTGGAATTTTCCAGTCTTCGCTGCAGAAGCGAATAAGACGATTGATTCGGTACAGCTCCTTGCCCAAAAGGCAACTAAGGGGTGGGCCTACTTTAAAAAGTATCGGCGAAGGCCGAAGGAACTACTGCGACTTGTTTCTGAGTTGTGGTATCATTCTCCTGGTGATGTAGCTCGGAATCGATACTATAAACGTATCGATAGACGGGTTGGTACTGATGACGCAGCTAAGGCATGGCTTCGATATCGTTACGAAATCATGACCGGCATCATGGACGTGCAGGATGCGGCGAAAACTACCGCTGATCTGCTACTGGCTCAGCCAGAAGTCCACAAATCCGCCGCAAGGCGGACTATCGCTGTTGAGCTACCTACTCATACTGTTTCATATGGTGAGTGGGATCCTCCGTTTCTTTTGGGAATCGGTGCGGGTGCGAATTTGCACTTTGCCCGCCATGCTAGCGCAGAAATAACGTGCAAAGCCTGGATCTCGACGCGGCGGGATAACCCTGTTCTAAGTGAAGCAAATCAGCTCGGCCTTATTAATTGGCCTGCTAATCTCTGGGAATTACTTCCAGGGAGCTTCATCGCGGATTGGGCGCTTGACGTAGGCAGCTATCTGGAAAGATTGCCCGCTTTATGCGGACTCCAAATAGTAGATAGTGGGTACTCTACCTTCCGACGGGTCGGCGGTACCATCACAGCTTCGGTCGGGTCAGATTATTACACGACCCGAACTCTCGAAATGAAACCACTCGAGTTCGAAGCATCTTCCTACCAACGATCGCCGTGGCCTAACCCGGCCCCGGTTTGGACTCCAGCCGTGCGTTTGTCGACTAATCGTATCATCGACGCCGCAGCCCTATTTAGAACTTTGGGCACACCTAGCTTTCTTCGCAAGTTGAAAGTTTAGGCGGTTATGTTCATTAACTGATCATACACATACTCCTCAGGAGGTTTATTATGGGTTTCTTTGACAGCGGAACGGTCGAGGGTCGTCTCCGTAGCGATGGAACTACCACGCGATCCATTACAATGAATCGCGTCGGCAGCATCGTCAACGGCTTTATTGCCCGGGAAACCGGGCTTGACAATCCCGACCTGGCTCAGTCCTTCACGTACCGTACCTTTGAAGAAAGGGCACGGAATGGAATGCGAATTCGAACCTCGCAAACCTTGTGGACCTGGCCGTATGACCTCGCGTCAGAACCCGGCGTCGTCGCCGGTGTCGTGACGTGGAACCGCAATGGTCTCCACATCCCGGCGAACTGCCCCACGAACGTTCGCGCCGATATCCGCCATCAACTGGCGAAATTGGCCGATCCGACCGCCGGCAGTATTGGCAAAGTCCTCGTATACGATCTGATGCTCGACGGTATCCCGGCAGCTTAACGATCGTACGCTCTTTTACATAGCTTTCCTTTCATAAGGAGCTTTAAATGGATCTCGAAGAGTTCTTTGAATTCGAACCATCTTTTCCCGGTTATACGGATCACGTCGTCCGTACGGATGCACACCAACCTCTGAATCTTGAGGCATGGGATGCTTCCGCTAGCGAACGTGGGGCTGACAAGCCCCGCGATCGTAAACGCCTGGAGTTCGCTATCTCGCGCGATTTTGCGAGTATCAAACTTGACGACGTTACTGTCGTCAGTCTACTGGAACAGCTAGCTGTCTGTGCCCCTAAGACGAAAGTCGCACGTAGTGTGATCGACGTCTGTAGGAAACTACGTAAAGCTGCCCAGGAGAACCGTAAGGATTCGTTCGCGAGTCTCTTGCGAGTTCTTCTAAAGGATATCAAAGTGGATCCTCGAAATTACAAAGATCCGATGATATACTATTGGGACAATCAGTTAGTCTGCCTCCTTTCGAAGTATCCCTTTGAGGGAAGTGATGAGGTGGGCGATGTAGCCGCACTTGAAGACCTCCTGTCCTGCGAACGTAAGAACGCAGAAACTAACGCAATCTGGCGAACCCTTGACCACACTCATCCGCTTTATAAGCAGGTTGAGGGTGTATCACGTCGGATCCACGAGTTGATGGGCCCTGCCCCTTCAACCCAGGAGGTTATTGACAAAGGCAGTTGGGGACCCGGTGTTAACGCGCAATTTGAGTTTGATTACACGCGCACCGGTCCGGAGTACAAGTTTGCTTCTAAGCCAACATTAACTCCTATGATTATACCTATAGCATCGACGGTGGTGGCATCCGCCCCGTTGTGGGATCAGATGATAAATCTGGTCCACGGGACCCAATCCAGGTTCCGTCTTGTTCCAGGTAATGAATTCTTCACCGTTCCTAAGAAGTTCGAAGTCAAACGAGGCGCTTGTAAGGAGCCTATGCTTAACCTCTGGTTACAAATGGGTGTTGAGAGTATCCTCCTTGATCGTTTGCTCGAGTCCGATGGCGTGAATTTACGCACATCCGCGATGTTCAATCAAGCGTTAGCTGCGGTTGCAGCCGCGACGGGTTTGTTTTGTACCGTCGACCTCCGCTCAGCAAGTAACAACGTTTGTAGAGCTCCGGTACGGTCAGTTATATCGGCCGATTGGAATGCCTTACTCGTGTCGTTGGCGAGTGAATACGGCCTTCTGCCTGAAGATCTACGCAGGAAAATGTCTGATAAGACGATTCCCGAGCAGATCAAATACGAAATGCTCAGCAGTATGGGCTGTGGTTTCACGTTCTTGGTAGAGACGCTGCTTTTCCGGGCGATCGTTACCTCCGTGGTGCCAGGTGTTTGGTCTCATTGTAAAACGGGTTCGAAGTTGACTTGGCCGCATGTGGCTGTCTTCGGGGACGACTTAGTGTTCCCAACGGCGTATTACCACCAAGTAGCCGAGCTCCTTAGCCTCTTTGGTTTTACAATCAATGAGGACAAGACGTTCCATGAGGGTCCGTTCCGTGAAAGTTGCGGGAAGGATTACCATGGCGTAGATATGGTTAGACCACTCTACATTTCTAAAAGGCTCGACAATGGAGAAGCAGTTGTCTCCCTTGCGAACAAGGTTCTTCGCCATGCTTTTGAGGGTCCTACAGCTCCTGATAAATCTGGGGTTTGTGGTGATCCTCGTTGGCGCGGAGTCTGGCATACACTCGTTAATAGCGTGCGTAGGCCAATCCGCAAGCTAATCACCACGGAGCCTAATGTCCCACAAGGACTATGGGTTCCCATCGGTGAGTCGACCTGGGAGACGAAGCTTGGCAGACCGCCAAGTTATATCGTCATATGTTCTTCCCCGGTTAAAGCCCTGCTGTCTGAGGAACAAACAGTAGATCATAGCGACTCTCCTGAGTCGCAGGTATACTCCTTAGATAGAGAAAATCTCTTGCTGTCTCGTATTATGCAAATAAAAGGTTCGGCTCCTTCCGGAGTTTGGCCTAGTGAGGCATGCATGAGTAGTAGCGGTGACAGCGCGACGTTGAGACACACGGTGGCTTACAAGCCAGGTATCCGTTTAGTGACAGCGTCGTGCCGGTGGACTTACTGGAAGAAGGAATCTTCTTCATAACAACAGTAAGCAGTGCGGGG